TTATTTGTGCCGACGCCTGTGCAACAGGCTGCGAACAAACAAAAAGCACAGCGCGCCCAGCGCACACCAGAACACGCCGCTCAACAGCCACGCCAGCTCCTGCCAGAGCGAGCGCGACGTCACAAACACCAGGCGCAGCAACAGCAAACAGAGCGGGGCCGCCAGTATCGCGCCAAGTAAAGGTTTAACGACTTCACCGCCGCGTGAAAGAAAGCTGGCTGCCGCACCCGGGAGGGTAAAAAAGAGCAGGCCCAGCTCGGGATGACCGGAAGCCCGAAACGCCCCTTTTACGTTAAAGGCTAACGACACGCACACGGCGATGAACAGCAAAAAGCAGCTGACCACCCCCGCCCAGTTACGCGTAATGTTCAAACTATCCTCCTGACTTTTCTCTATCAAATACACCTTCGTCCGATGGACGCCCAGTCAGATAAAGCATGTGGCAATCCGTGCCTGAACTCGCACAGGGTTGTGCGATAATAAGTAGCTGTAGATAGCTAATACGATTAAACTAACCGCTTGCTATTGTTTTAGAGAATTGAGTGATGCATCAGGGAAAGATCGCGCACGCCCCTGACGTTCAAAACAGTAGCCCAAATAGCCTCTTCATTCAACAACTTACTGGTAAACAAGAAGTTAGCCTCCGTGAATATAAACGTCGCAGACTTGTTAAATGGGAATTACATCCTGTTATTATTTGTGGTACTGGCACTGGGCCTTTGTCTGGGCAAATTGCGCCTGGGTTCAGTTCAACTTGGTAATTCCATTGGCGTTTTAGTCGTCTCCTTATTATTAGGTCAGCAGCATTTCAGCATTAACACGGACGCGCTCAACCTGGGCTTCATGCTGTTTATTTTTTGCGTGGGCGTAGAGGCCGGGCCGAACTTTTTCTCCATTTTCTTCCGCGACGGCAAAAACTACCTGATGCTGGCGCTGGTGATGGTGGGCAGCGCGCTGCTGATGGCGCTCGGGCTGGGCAAGCTGTTCGGATGGGATATCGGCCTGACCGCCGGTATGCTGGCGGGCTCGATGACCTCAACGCCGGTATTGGTGGGCGCGGGCGACACCCTGCGCCATTCCGGCATGGCTGGCGCACAGCTTTCCAGCGCGCTCGACAACCTGAGCCTGGGCTATGCCCTGACCTATCTGATCGGGCTGGTCAGCCTGATCGTGGGCGCGCGCTATCTGCCGAAGCTGCAGCACCAGGATCTGCAGACCAGTGCCCAGCAGATTGCGCGCGAGCGCGGTCTGGACACCGATACCAAGCGAAAAGTCTATCTTCCGGTCATCCGCGCCTATCGCGTCGGCCCCGAGCTGGTGGCCTGGGCCGACGGTAAAAACCTGCGCGAGCTGGGGATTTATCGCCAGACGGGCTGCTACATCGAACGCATCCGACGCAACGGCATTCTGGCAAACCCGGACGGCGATGCGGTACTGCAAATGGGCGACGATATTGCCCTGGTGGGCTATCCGGACGCCCACGCGCGCCTCGACCCGAGCTTCCGCAACGGTAAAGAAGTCTTTGACCGCGATCTGCTCGATATGCGTATCGTCACCGAAGAGATTGTGGTGAAGAACCACAACGCGGTGGGCCGCCGCCTGGCGCAGCTCAAGCTGACCGACCACGGCTGCTTCCTGAACCGCGTCATTCGCAGCCAGATTGAAATGCCAATCGACGATAACATCGTCCTCAACAAGGGCGATGTGCTGCAGGTGAGCGGCGACACGCGGCGCGTGAAAACCGTTGCCGACCGTATCGGCTTTATCTCCATCCACAGCCAGGTGACCGACCTGCTGGCCTTCTGCGCCTTCTTTATTGTGGGCCTGATGATCGGGATGATTACCTTCCAGTTCAGCAACTTCAGCTTTGGCATCGGCAACGCCGCCGGGCTGCTGTTTGCCGGCATCATGCTCGGCTTCCTGCGCGCGAACCACCCGACTTTCGGCTACATCCCGCAGGGCGCGCTAAACATGGTGAAAGAGTTTGGCCTGATGGTCTTTATGGCCGGGGTTGGCCTGAGCGCGGGCAGCGGCATCGGCAGCGGCCTTGGCGACGTGGGTTGGCAGATGCTGGTATCTGGCCTTATCGTCAGCCTGGTACCGGTGGTGATCTGCTTCCTGTTTGGCGCCTACGTGCTGCGCATGAACCGCGCCCTGCTCTTCGGCGCGATGATGGGTGCCCGCACCTGCGCACCGGCAATGGAGATCATCAGCGACACCGCGCGCAGCAACATCCCTGCTCTGGGCTATGCGGGCACCTACGCGATCGCCAACGTGCTCCTTACCCTGGCCGGTACGCTCATCATCATCATCTGGCCAGGTCTCGGATAAGTCTTAAGTTTGCGCATTGACGAAAAAATTTTCGCGATGCGCAGAACTTTTTACGCAGGGGGCAGTCATAACTAGTGCCACTGCTTTTCTTTGATGTCCCCAATTTGTGGAGCCCATCAACCCCGCCGTTTTGGTTCAAGGTTGATGGGTTTTTGTTGCCTGAAATTCATGACCTTGCTAATCAGTCACTTAAGAACAACCGTTAAGCCTGATGGCGACAAAATGGCGGCAGCACATTCAGAATTGCACAGTAATCCATCCCTCAACCAATGTTGCACACTGTTCAAACATAGGTTAGTCACAAAAAAACTTAGAAATTTTAGTGCGTAAGTTAAATTTTTTGGATGTGCAATTTAAAAAGTGATATTGATCATGGCCGAGATAGGGCACTAATTTTAAACGTTTTTAATTAAGGCGACGCCATGTGCATTTACGACTTTGTAGCTAAAGATGGAAATACGTATCAGATTGATCTCGAAGATGAATACATTGAAGTTAGTTTGAAAGGTCAAGTAATGGGCAGCATCAGCCTAGACTTAACCCAAAATGATGATCCTGTACCTGATTATTACTACATCACAGACCTGAGCCTCGAAAAATGCAAGAGATTGGGCATAGGAAGGGAATGCTTAAGGTTGCATCAAGAACATATAGGCTCCCCAATTTGTGCTGCTGAAGAGAATTCTGGAAAGATGGATAATGGAAGTCATCTTATTGATGATGGCGTTTATTTTATAGCCAAAATGCGTGAGGAAGGAATCGTTGTAAAAGATACATACTATTAACATAGCTCAAAAAAATCGACATAATTAATAAGCTATAGCTACAGCCTAGGGCCCCCTAGGCTGTTAAGTAAAAACTATTTACATATTAGTAAGTTAATTGCCGCTGCATACCTTTTGGATGAGGTGGAGCGGCGCTAATCTTCTGCGGGCGGCACACAGAACGCACAAAGGTTTCATGCGTTACGAAAGTGTGCCCACATTCAATGTTTGTGCACTGGTTGTATCGCTCTTTGGTTTCGCTGGAAACCTGAAAGCTACTGCGTGTATGTGCGGCCTGACCACACATCGGACAATTCATCATTTCGTTCAGCCCTCACTCTTAACCAGTTCGCAATAATGATACATTATTGTTCTCATTTTGGAACTAATCATTCAATCTCGAACTCATCTATTTTCACTTCGAGATCCAGATTAGTGGTAAATCCACTGTCCGGGCTGACCGTATGCGTCAGCGTGGTGACGGTCCACTCTGCATCATCAATCGGCTGCTTAAAGCCGCTCACCTTCACCGGCATTTCGGTGTAGAGATCTGCCCGCCCTTCTGCGAGCTGCAGGGAGAATGACGCCACTCCGCGCTGCAGACGCTCCCATTGTGTCTTTGCCGCTCGCTCTGCATTGCTGCGGTTAGCGTAGGTCCGGTTGAGAACCAGCACGTTTTCATCCGTTCCCACCAGGTAATCGCCCTGCTTCGCTTCTGGCTCCTTCGGTGTGTTGGTTTTCTTGCGGCGGCGCTTCACCTTCGTCGTCTCTTTCTTCTTCGGCTCACGGGTATGCAGCCAGCTGGCAATCACGCCGGTATAGGCACCACGGTCCGCCAGGGTAAAACGATGCCCGTCACCTGCCTGCCGGGTTATGGTCATGACCGGCAGCTGTTTGCCGCTGGCCGTTCTTCCCTGCCCCTGTCGGATAAACAGTAGATTGCCATCCTTAACTGATGCTATGGCACCATACTGCCGCGCCAGTTTCATCATAAAACTCGCGTCGCTTTCGTTCGTCTGGTCCAGGTGATCCAGCGCTTTATCCTTCAGGTCCTGCCCCAGCGCCATCTTTAAATTATGGCGCTCGGCTATTTCCTTAATCACATTCCCCACAGTTGTCTGATGCCATGATTTTTCACGCCGGGTATTCAGCGTCTCGCGAAAGTCAGCACTACGGGCGCGGATCGTCAGCCGGTCCGGCGCGCCACTGTGTTCTATTTCATCTACGGTAAATCCCCCTTTCGGAAAAAGAGGCTTGCCCTGCCACCCCAACGCCAGATGAATCACAGCACCACGACGCGGCAGCATAACCAGCCCGTCTGAATCATCCAGCTCTATATCCAGCTGATCAGCCTCAAAGCCGCGATTGTCAGTCAGCGTCAGGCTCATCAGTCGGGCATCAAGAACCGTCGTCACGTCCTTACCTTCAATCGTGATACTGAATGCAGGGCTTTTGCCTGTGAGCTGTAAAAGATCGGAACTGAAATTCATTGCAGCAGCCCTCCCACCTTACTTGTAATGTTCCCGATGGCCGTTTTAGCTGAATTCTGCAGATTGCTGAGCTGATCGCTCAGGCTGCCAAACATTTCAGAAAGCGACTCATCCACCCTTTTCATGGTCAGCGTGAATTCAATCCTGCGGGGCATCCCGCTTTCAAAAAATTCCGTTTTCGTCTGGTTCAGGCTCTCGATCACGAACATCCCGTAAATGGTCCCGCTGCCCTCAATGAGAGGCCATGATTTTCCCAGCTCCGCCATCTGCTCCAGCGCCAGCAATGACAACCGGCCGCCAGTAATTTCTGGCAGCAGGACGCCCGAGAGGGTGAGAGTGTCATTGTCCGGGCCAAGAAACTGCGTGGTAGCCCGGCGGTTAATTCGGTTGTTGCTCGCATGTCGCCAGCTGCGCTGATATTGCAGCTCCTGGTAGGGCACCGTGCGCAGCATGAAAACGTACAATCCCAGCACCATCATCATGATTCGTATCCCCCTTGATCGCTGTAGTTGCTGCGCGCCTTCGCGCGGGTGCGTCGCTCTCGTTCATCCAGCTGACGGGCAACCTCGCGCGCGATATCCTGCGGACTTTGCCCTGGCTGGGCATGAATCGTGATGGGCGCGTGAGTTTCAAAGTGCATGACTGCAGGCGCGCTGGCGGACTTCGCGGGCTGGCTTTGCCTGTTCGCCGTAGCGGGAAGGCTGAACGGATGAAGAGGCGCGGCCTCCGCAGGCGCTGCCGCCATTCCCAGCGTCCCGGCCACAACCGACGCCAGCGCCGCCGTGCGTCGCCTGCTGGTCACGTTAGCCGGACCGTTAACGATTTCGGGGCCGTTCTCCCCGACAATGCCAAACTGACCGCGCGGGATCGCGCCGCCGCTGTCGTACATGCCCGCATAACCGAACGACGGGAACCCTCCTGCCGGAAGCAACACCTTCCCGTCACTGTTCACCGTGGCGGGCTGCGGGCGCGTCACCTGATCCGGCAGCTTCGCCTTTGCAGCCTCCTGGCTGACTATCCCCAGCTTTTCCAGTAGCCAGGTTACGCCAGATTTCAACGATTCCAGCGGGTGCATCACCATATTGAGGCCCTCAGCCAGCGCCTCACCGAACCGCCGCCCCATTGCCGCCGCACTGTTCAGCTCTTCTGCCGTGGCTTTTACCGGCGTCAGCAGATCACTGAACCATCCCCATAACGCCTGCACCTTGTCACCAATCCACTGAAACAGCGGCCGGACAGGTTCAAACGCAGCACTGATAGGTGCTGCGGCTGCTTTAAACCCTTCAACCACACCGCCCAAAAAGGCGCTAATGGGCTGCCAGTGTTTCCAGATAACCAGCGCCACGCCTGCCAGCGCAGCGACAACCAGCCCAACAGGACTCAGCAACGCACCCAGCAATCCAGAAATGCCAAACAGCGCACCACGGAGTAACGCCAGCGGGCCGGTGGCAAGAAAACGCAGAACACCACCGGCAGCAGACAGACCACCGCGCAGCGCCGCCAGGGGATTCATCACCATAGCCAGCACATTACGGATACCAGACATTCCGGCGCGAAACAGCCCCATTGGCGCGCCTGCTACAGTCCTCATCGCGTTACCGGCCATTCCGGCAGATCGACTCAGGGCATTTAACGGGGCATGCAGCAGCCCGACGCTACCCCCGTCGAAGCCATGCCACGGCGCAGCAGTGAAAGAGACGCATTCGCCAGCCACGTCAGCGCGCTGCCTGTTCGTGTTACGGCGCCGATCACAGAAGGCAGCGTCTTCACACCGAGCATCGACAGGCCAAATCGCATCACGGCCAGCGGTCCCAGCACGGCGGCCACCACGACGGCCAGCGTACCGAGTCCCAGCGTTATCGCTGCGGTAGCCGCCGCCACTTTCATCAGCGTGGCTGCCAGCTGCGGATTTGCCTCAATCCAGCGGCGCAGCGCGCCCGTAACGCCCTTCACATATTCCATTATGTCCATCAGTGGTTGGCGCAGCGTTTCGCCCATGCTACTGAAAGCGTTCTGCGCGCCTGTTTTAACCAGCATCCACTGCGCGGAAAGTGAGTCCCGGTTAATGTCGGACTCTTTCTGCATTGAGCCATGGGCATCACTACCGGCGGTGAGCCTGAGCTGGCGCTGAAGCTCCGGCAGATTGTTCGCCAGCTTCGCGGCGTCGTCGCCAAACTCCTTGCCGAACAACATCGTCATGGCAGACAGGCGCTTATCCTGCGGCAGATGATTGACCTTCTCCAGCACACGCTGAATAGTGCCGATGGCATCTGTCGTCATCTGCTTTTCAATCTCTTCAGGATTGAGTTTCAGCAGGTCCATGCCTTCGAAAAACCGCTTGCTCTGCATCGTGGCAATCGACAGCTCACGCACCATCGCGTTTGATGCACTGGCGGCTATTTCCGGGGCCGCGCCTAATGACAGGAAGGTGGAACCAAGCGCCGCCGCCTTACGAAAATCCAGACGGTCAGCCACGCCCCCCATACGCTGCAGGACGTCGATAATATCCGCGCCCTTTGACATGGCGTTATCGTCCAGGTAGTTCAGCGCATCACCCAATTGTTCAATATTGCGGGTTGGCACCCTGTAGAGGCTGGCGATTTTACCCAGGCCTTCGGACAGTTCATCAGCAGGCAGTTCGAATGCCGTTGCTGCTTTTGCTGCCGTACTGGCAAAGGCTAACAGGTCGCGCTTCTGGTCCTCCCAGCTGTCGTCAGGGTTTGTTACGTTCATGCGGGCGCCACCTTCGACCAGGGCGGCATAATCCACCGCCCCATTTGCCATTGGCAGCTGCTCACTGGCGGCCTTTATCGCATCCTGCATTTCATAAAACCGGGCGGTGCGATTGCCATTATCGTCACGCAGACCGTTAACCTGTTTTGCCACGCCTTTCATGGCATCTTCCATGCTGGCATAGCTTTTCACCGCCGCCACGACCGGCGCACCCATTGCCAGCCCGGCGGCTGATGTGGCGGCACCTGCTCCGGCGATGCGATCCCGCACCTCAAGACTTCTGGAATTTTGCTCCCTGACGGCATTCACCCGGGCCTGTTGCTCACCGAGCCGTTTAAGGGATTTTTGCTGTCGGTCCAGCGCCTGGCGGGTTTCGTCTGCATTCTGGCGCAGCTCGCGCTGTGCACTACTCAGTTTACGGGTATCCATGCCCGCCTCGTTCAGGGCAAGACGCTGCCTCTGCACTGACTGGCGCAGGCCGTTGTATTTGGTCTGCAGCTCAGTGACGCGGCTTTTTGCCTGTTCAAGCAGGCGCGTTTGCGCCGCCGTGGGTCGGTTTGTGTCTGAAAACTGCGTGGCGAGTCTGGCCGCTTCTTCGCGTGCGGCTTTGAGGCTGTTACCGGTGACTGCCAGCTGCGCACTGGCTTTGCGGAAACCGTCAATCCGGCCCGCCTGCGTGTCCAGCTCTTTTAGCCTGGCGCGGCTTTGCTGAATGGCGGTAGCCAGCTCCTTTGAGCTGGCCTGCGCAGAACGAAATGGGCGGGTGAGCTTGTCAACCGCATTAAGAATTACCTGCAGGCGCAGGTTGTTATCACTCATCGCTGGCCCCGCTTCTCTGAATCGCTTTATGCCGCCACTCCAGCACCTCTGTTAGCGGCATAACGTCAGTGACAGATGGCGGCCAGTGAAAAATGGTGGCGATATCAGCCACCAGGTCATCCACCGTCAGGCTGTCGGTAAACCGGCAAGCACCGACTTCTTCAACAAAAAGTCACTACCTCAACAGACAGGGAGGTGAGATCGGCAGGGTCCATTTCTGCCATTTCCTGCGCGGTCAGCGTCGGTGTGGAGATACGCGGAATGACGGTCATCATCGCGCCCACATCCATATCCATGATCGCCTGCAGGCGGGTGCCACGTAACGCACCAGACTGCGGTTTACGCAGCACGATTTCCGTGATTTCAGATTTACCGCGCTTGATAGGGGTATCCAGTGTCACGGTCTTTTCAGTTAATTTGTCGCTCATGTTCTTTTCCTGTTCCGGGAATAGTGGCGCGGTTGCCCGCGCCTTTAGGGTTTATCAGAGGCCCAGCGCGTTACGGTGCTCTTCCATCAGGTCCACGCCGTCAACGATTTCAATCATGTTGACCAGATCGACCTCATAAAGCACTTCGCCATTGATGGTCAGCTTCGCGTAGCTATTGGTGCTGCTGACTTTGGTTGTGTTGCTTTCGCCTGTCTTCCACTCACCGGAATCCAGCTCCTTATGGCGCCCGCGAACAACCAGCTCAACCGCCTGAACTTCGCCGGTGTCATCGCGCTGAATGGAGCCGGTAAAGCGCAGCTGAATACCATCAACAGTGGCGGTCCCCATCTGCTTGAACAAAAGCAGTTCCGTGCCGCCAATGGTGAATTCCGTATCCAGCGCGCCGTCATCCAGACCCATATCAATATCCACTGCGCCAGGCATACCGCCGCCGCGATACTTCTCAAATTTGCGGGTGAATTTCGGCAGGGTTAATGACTCAATAATTCCCTGCCAGTTGTTGCCTGCATTAAACAGGTTCAGGTGTTTTAGTTTGCGTGGTAAGGCCATGGTGTCCCCTTAAGCAGATACGCGGCTGGCGAAATCCACCAGGTAGCGATCGGTGATGCGCTGGCGCAGCATCAGGTTTTCCAGTGGCGGCACTGGCGTATAGTCATAGTCGATGTAAAGCTTCCCGGCCTTCAGGGTGTCCTTATCATTCACCGACTCATCCAACCAGCAGTCACCGCCAATGAGATAGCCCTGGCTCACCAGGCTGCGCATCTTCGCGCGAATACCCTCGATAATGTCGCGGGCCAGCGAGGGATTAAGCGGCATATCAACCGCCCACATATGGCCCTCAGCCATCGTGTCAGCCAGCACTTGCGCCGTGCGGGTGTAGTTTTCAAAGGCGAACAGCGGATCATCGCTGAGACAGCGGGAACCCCAGAAGCGGAAACCATCTTTGCGGATCAGCGTGGTGACGTCGTTCTGGTTCAGCAGTCCCGCATCGGTTGCCGGGTCCTGCAGATCCCAGAACACATCAGCGGACAGCCCGGTGACACCATTCACGCCCACGTTAGAAAGTGACTTATGCCAGCCGGTCTGCTCGTCAATTTTGGCGCGCAGACCGAGCGCACGGGCAGAGGCAAAAGCCGTCGCATCTGCATTCAGAACGGTGTCAAAGTTGATGAAATCAGGCCAGATCAACATACCTTCACGCTGGCTGAAGTTGGCGCGGTAGGCGATAGCTTCTTCCACCGTCTTGCAGCCGTAAGCCGCCAGATAAGCAAACCCGCGCAGGCTCTGCGCCACGCTCAGCAATTCAGTGGCAACTGCCTGCGTATCATGCCCCGGTACACCGAGAATACGGGGCTTAACGCCGAGCTGGGACTGAGCCGAAAGCAGCGCCTTCATGCCCGTTTTCTTACCGTCAGCCGTGACGCCGCCGATAATATTGGAGGTGGTTTCCGCTTCGGTTTCACCCTGCGCCACGCGCACGACAACCGTCACGGGCTTTGCCTGGTCGGCAATGGCATCCAGCGAACGGGCCAGTGTGCCAGACTCCCCCGCCTTGCCGCTGGCGGTCAGAACGTCGGTCAACAGGATAGGTTTGTTAAGGGGGAACATGGACGCATCAGCATCATCGCCGGTGCAGACCATGCCCACGATTGCGGTGCTCACCGTGGTGATGGTTCGGGTGCCTTCGTTGATTTCCTCAACGCGCACCCCGTGGTGGTAATCCTGAGCCATAAGGCAGTCTCTCCGGTTACAGGGGGGTCTGCTTATGTTCTGAATGATGGACCTGCAACGCACGTCAACTGCGATGTATCACTGATGGCACAACAAGAGACTGACGGGTTACGCTACTTTCACTGGCCCGGCGGGGAATTTTTTATACAACGTCGATTTTCCGACATCGAATATCAGGGCCACCTTTTGCCGTGACTCACCGGCCGCAATCAGCCGCCCGGCCTGCGCCCATTGTTCCGGCGTGAGTTTTGGCCTTCTCCCCCCGAACCGCCCCTCTGCCCGGGCCGCTTCCAGCCCTGCACGCGTTCTCTCGACAATCAACTCACGCTCCATTTCTGCCAGCGCACCCATTACATGGAAGAAAAAGCGCCCCATCGGCGAGGATGTATCAATGCTGTCTGTCAGACTGCGGAAGTTAACGCCCTTTTCGCGCAGCTCTTCCACCAGAATCACCAGGTGCCTCATGCTGCGGCCCAGACGATCCAGCTTCCACACAACCAGCGTGTCACCCTCTGATAAAGTCCGCAGCACCTTTTTTAACCCTGGCCTTTCAGCCTTACGGCCGCTTATTTTATCTTCAAAGATCAGCTTACATCCTGCGCACTCCAGCGCGTTTCGTTGTAAAGCGGTGTTCTGGTCATTTGTTGATACGCGCACATAGCCTATTAGCATCGTTCTATCCGGAAAAATGATGTAATAATGCCACATATTAAAGAATGGAGCATTTAAAAAGGAGTAATGAAGATGCTTAAATATTTGGTCAAATTTGATCAATCTAGTAATCAGCCTTATAAAGGCCCATTTAATTTGTATGCCCGAATTATACTTTTCACGAACATACAAATTATTGACAATGAATAAATCGATTTACCCTACAATTCTAAAGGAGGATATTAATGAATAAAAGAACGAAACAGTAAACAATATAATAATTATAAACAAAAGCCAGATGGCACACATTAGTAATTTCTGAACTCCTCTGGGTGCTTTCCAAGGATTAGAAAACGCAACAACAACCCAAATGAACCCGGCAACTAAACAGCAGACCAAAGCCAGTCCAAAGAGTGAGAGAATTGTTACTCCTAAAAGATTTCCTGCATTAATCTTACCAGGCCCAGCTACCAAGGTTAATATCCCGGCAATGACAGTCGCCACCGAGACACCCGCAAGGGTTACTATATCGGCGATAACAGCCAATTTTTCTTTGCTGTCCCCTTTTGCCAATGTTTCAAATATTGTTTTCAT